ATTGTTGTAAATGTATTTACCTTACCAAAGATATAAGATTTAGCAATAAAATTAAAACTAGAAATATTCATTCTACGGTTTCCAAAATCACCATCATATCTTTCACTTATACTATTGCTTACCATTGTTATTGGAACATGAACATCCGATTGTGCACTATTCATATCCAATGAAATTATGTGATCTGGATTAAAATAAGGCATTATTTGCTCTACAATCTGCAAAGTATCATTTAAATGCCTAGTGTATATAAACAAAGAAAATGAAATGTTTACTGGCACTTGTTGAGCAATAAGTCCTGCATTTCCAGTGCAGCTGTTGGGATAATTCGACATTGTTTTTAATGGAGTAGACTTATTTGTTCTTCTAGATGGATCTGGAACAATAGAAGTCATCATATAACTCAACCTAGGGAGTTGATTTTCAATGCGCGTACCATCATTAATAGAAGATGTTTCCAGTAATCTTCTTATAAATTTTTCTTGAGGTGCATATGTAATTGGCACTCTTATTGTAAATGGGTCGTTTGCATCATCTGGATTTGTGTGCTGTACATCAATATTGCTAAAAAGAGAACCAAATCCTATTACAATTTTTCTTAAATTTTGATTATAGAAATAAGTAAACATTTGTTATCCTATTAGCAAGGCTGGTTTTTATCTACATTAAAAAGATCAGCTTCATCATCAATTACATCATTAATACCCGCTGTAGTACCAATTATATTATTAAGTGGTATTATTGTACTTCCAGATGTATCTTTTGTGCCCGAAGATACAGAATCCAACGCAGGAATATCCGTATCAATTTTTTCATAACTGTAGGTGAAGAGTTCGGCAGTTATAAGATAGGAATACAATTTACCTAGAGGATAAAAAGGATTTTCATGCTCAACAAAGTTTATTTCAAACAAAGATTTTGAAGTAGGAAAGTAAATTAAATCTCCTTCCCTGGGTCTTGTTATGGCTGTATTTTTATTAGTAACTTCTTCTTTGAAACGTCGTCTTGCAAAAACAAGAGACACTTTATCTTTAATTTCAATACCAAATTGAGTTATAATATCCGTACCATCGAATCCCTTAAATGATTGAAGATACATTTCGATTGTATATGTGGTGGTAAATGATGAACCTGGATCTTCACCAAAAACTTTATCTATGCTCAGATATTCTCTAGGAACATATAAACAATCTTGACCAGTTGCTTTTATAATTTCAACGGTGATATCTTCGACAAGATTTTGTTCATTCGTGTTATTATAAAAGTATGGATTAATTGCCATTTTAGCCTATCTGGGGTTCTACTGGTAGTTCTTGTGTCTTAGTCAACATCAATTCTAGTTCCTTTAGATCTGATATAGCTTCATTTAAAATTGCAGCTGCATTTAATTGAGCGCCACCGGGAAGAGGAACACCAGCAAACTTAATTAAATTTTGACCCCATTGTTTCTTTAACATGGCTGTAAAGTATCTTTGAAAAATTCTATCTTTCCAAACTTTTTCATACAGATCAGTATCGACTTCAACATAAGCCTCAATCATCATATAGCCTTCTGCCTGAAGTTTAGTAAAATCAGTATCTAAAAATAGTCTGTCAGTTGTTCTCGTATATGTAAAAGACATTGGATAATTGAATACATCATTAACCAATTTTACATAGCTCATGGATTCCATATATGATGCAATTGGTCCCATGGGAGTGCCCGATTGATTATAATACAAACCAAAGAAATCAAATAAAGTAAGTTGATATCTTAAATCAAACATATAATCGCCAACAGAAGCATTGGGGGCAAATACTTTACTTATAGTACGTATATCTGTTGCCTTTGGCCACATTTCTGTACTTCCATCAGCCAAAGTTCTTTGTTGTGCTCCAATAGCATTTCCTAATGCCGTAGTATTAATATACCGATTGGCAATATCTTGATTTGTCAATTTATAGGCAAACAGAGCACGTTGATTAAAGTCAAAATGTCTTTCGTGCATATACTCTAGAGCTTCTTCCAGTCTATCCTCTACTTGCTGAGGGTCTACGTTAATCTGGAGAACAGGTGCACCTAAAGTTCGAAGGCAGTAATCTATAAATTCTTGTTTTGTGGTTGGTGTTGCCATTATACAAATATTTATGAATTACGTAAAATTTTATTTACTTCTTCTAATAATTTTTCTTTTTCTTCACTATGACCTACGGTAACTTGTATAAGACTCAATTGTTCTGGATCAAAATTTTCAATCTGATCTCTTCTGATTTTGTCTGTTTGACTATTTGGGTCGTAGTTAGTAAACCCCGGCATTTGCATTGGACAGTTTAAAGAAGGATAATCTAATTTAGAATACTCTCCAACTGCTTTCAACAGCCATGTATTGCTGTTATCTCCACAACCACATCCACCACAATAAAAATATTCAGATTTTTTACTTTTATTGAGTTTAGGGCATGCTGTTATATCACCATGACCAAAACAAGAAAGAGTTCTTAATTTTTTAGTAGGTAAATCAATTTTAGTATTGCCCAATCCCCTAGATGCAATGGCCATTGCCAACATCATCATTTTTTTGAACATAATTACACACTTTCATAAATTACAGTCATTCCTGCTGGAATGACATGTTCAGCTAAGAAATTTTTATGTTTATCCAAAACATTTGCTTTAATTTGAATTACTCCGGGAGAAGCAGTATAAACTTGTGTTGTAGAATATGGCATATTTAAAAGACAAGTCAGTACATATTTTATTGCTTTTGTAGTTCCTTTAATATCAAAATATGAACCTTGAACTTGCAAAGAAAATCTTCTTATATTTGGTAATATATCTGAAAGGTCATCAGATGCAAAATCTGCACCAGGAAAATAACTTTCAGCAAATCCTTCTAATAGTTTAGAATCAATTGTAAATGGAGATCTTATATTTTCCCAATCCAATTGAGCACCATAACCATACTTTAAACTAAAAAGCCATCTAAGATAATTTTTAATAATTGGAACAATTAATACATTTTCGGTATCATTGTTATAAGCTTTAAGAATCCATTCAGGAAATAAAGAATTTACTGTAAGATAATCACCAAACCAATAATCTCCTTGAATATTATAGAATTCAGATCCATAAAGTTTTTTAGCTTTTTGTACAAGCTGCTCTATTTTACCTTCAACAGTTACTGGGATGTGGTTGAATAATAATATCATAAAGTATAATTAATTGTTATTCCAGCTGGCCCAGTAGCAGATAAAAATTCTAACAAGGATGTTTGATCAGAAGCAGACAACCCTGCATCAACATATACGTTTACGGTATATGGAGTATTTCCATTTGATACTGTAATTACATCAGGATCAGTAGTCCCAGAAATTCCAGAAGACATAATTGCATATTTAAGATCATTAAGAGTTACCCACCTTCGTCTTCCATTTCCATTAAACAAAACTGTTGATCTTGCACGTTCAACATTTAAAGTATCATAACCACCCGAGGGAGTTGGTAAAGAAATAAATGTTGTTGTAGAAAGTGCCGTAATTGATGCGTTATTTCCAAGACTTCCATTTGTAGTTACAGCTATAACTTCAACACGCTTGGACAAATCAATAGCAGATGAATTGATAAAATTATTAGTTACAATATATCCATTTGGTCCATTTATTACTGTAAAATAATTACCAGAAGTCGTTGCTTCAGATCCTCTATCTATTCTAGTATAATTTGTCTGTGTATTTGTTGGTAAACTTGTTACAACAAATCTTATAGTTCTTGGATCTATGTTTAAAGGCAAAAGAATATACTGTCCCGTATAATCATAATTTGTATAATTTACAATTTGGGATCCACAATATAAAGTATAAACATCTGTACCAGCAGGTATAGTATCAATATTATAGAATAAAACATTAGTTCCATCTAAACTTTTTCCTGGGAATGCTGTATATGCAGGTATTGAAGCTGATGCTAAAATTGTAGCATCAGTAGATGCCGATTGTGTAAATGGTAATAGAATTGATTCATTGGAAGCCAATCCTGAAAAAGATTCCAAATTTTGTGCAGAAATTTTAAATGATTCATTAAATCCAAAATAGCTATATGCACCATTATATGCTGTTGCTGTTGCCAATATGTTTATTAACATATTGGCAGCACTTGCACTATTTCGAAAATCGATACCAGTTAATTGCGGTTGTACTTCTAAAAAGCCAGTTAAAGAATTTACTATATCAGTATAATCTAAAGAAGAAACATTTAAATTTTTTGTATTGTATGCCATTATAAACTGACCTCTATAGAACAATATATATTGCTCTGTAATTTTAACCCATCAAAATAAGAAAATGTAATTTTAAATTGCAAAGATGATTGGCTGTAATAATAAAGTTGAACTATAACATCCATTACACCTTGAATAGATGCTTCAATGTAATGTGCCATATTTTTTTCTAAAGTGCTTTTATTACTTACAGGATCAAACAAATACACATAATAATTAGAACCAAAATTTTGATCTGATACTAACTCACCTTTATTTGTATTAAAAAGATGCGTAATTTTTTGTACTATACTATTATATCCAGATACCATAGCAATATCGGTAGTATCGCTTGTCGTTGGTATTTTCTCAAATAGTATTGAAAAATCTTTAGGTTGCATCAAAATTATTTATCTGGAATTTGAGTTACAGTCAATGCTGTTTCGTGGGTTCCACCACTATTTAAAACATGTTTTACAGAAATTATAAGATATAATCCAGAAAATATAGATGCTCCCGTATCAATAGAAGATCTAGTGGGGTGATCCACTAATAGTTCTATTATATAACCAGGACGAAGATTCATATCTCCAGCTACAGTTATATCCACTTTTGACAGATATTTTAAACCATCTAAAAATTCTCTTCTATCTACTGGAACTTTAACTGGTGTTTTCCAGAAAGTAGCAACATTTAAACGATGTTTTAAATATGCTTCAAAATTAGCACCTACTTCAGGGCATACACAGCTAAATGGGGCTTCTGGAGTTCCCCATAGACATCCTAACCAGTCTTGACCAAGGCTACTTTTTATTTCATCACACTCTCCTCCCGTTATACCCGTAAGAAGATCTCTGATAACTAATGTTCCTCTTGCTGGAACATCTCCTGTTGGACCTTTCCATATATCTGTACTGTTTACACCTAATTGTGTTGCTATAGTTTGAATTGCTGGAAAAGAATTAAAACAATCTTGAATTGATGGTGGAGCTTGAGTTAATCCTCTTGTTATTTCTGAATTTGCACACTCATATGATTGCCTTGAGCTGACTGGTGTCAACGCACTTTTTGCAATTGTATATGGGAATATTTTTATTTGATTTGTGTTACTATTTTTAGCCATATTAGGAACATATCCCGTCTACAACATTTTCTGCAATAAAGTAATATAAAAATTTATTATCATACGATACATGCCAATCACTTAATTCTACTCCAGCAGTTGCAAAAATACTTTTCCAAGATTTTTTATACATTTTTACAAAATGGCGTACTGCGCCCCCTGGCCCCGTCTGAGCAACCGTACTACTTGAAGGAAGACCAATTGGCCTATATGCAAATCCAGTTGGTGGTTTAACCCATCCTGGGCTATAAACTGTAGTGTCAAGATTTCCAGCTTCATTTATATTAATTGCCCAAGTATCAGTGCTTGAAGGATCTGATTTGATATTTGGATCTAATTTCCAATGAGATATATCCATTACATCCGCATTTGTATATACTTGACTACTTCCTGATTGAGATACAGGAGCAAAATTAATTTTATTCCATTCATAAAGCCATTTTCTTCCAGTTGAACCTAATGGATCTATTGTAGTATTTATTCTGTAAAAAGTTAAAATAGCAAAAAAAGAATCGTCTTCTTCTTGTCCCATACAACACAATGAATACATTACAAAATTTTGAAGTTCTACTTTACGAATCAATTCTAATTGATTTGATCCAATAGATGTGTCGGTTGCTAGTTTTAGTGCCGAATTATATTTAATATTTAAAACTTTTTGTAAATTACTATTAGTTGGATTGGCAACTGATACTACATTTGTAGGATAATATGGATCTAATGGGGTCAAATCAAAAACATTTTTCCACATTTCAGTATTATCAATAAAAGGAAAATTCCCAGTAAATCCACCTAAATTAAATTGGTTATATTGATTTTCTAAACCATATTGTGCGCTCATATGAGTTGATGGAGAACTTTTTCCAGTTGTTCTTCCGTCATCAATGTATCCCCACATTCCAGAATATTGTAATTCATCTGCACCTTTTGAATATGCATTTATTCCAGAAGTATTTCCTACAATTTCAACATTGTATTTTAAACCTTCATCTAAAAATTGATAAGCAAGATTTGTATATGAATTTGCATTTATTTTATTATCTAATAATTTGGGTGTTTTTCTTACATAATAATATTGTTTTGTAATATACTGCAGACCTTGATTGGTGCTATAATTGTATAATTTTTTATATACAGTACCATTCATTTTTTGTTCTGATACGTCACCCGAATAAATGGCATATCTTAAATTATAAGATTCAAGTGCTTGAAGTCCCCATACATCGTCTATTACAGAAGAAATACATTTTAAATTAAACCGACTTCCCCAATCAGTCCAAAAAACAAATCTTGGTTTATCTTTAAAATTAGAATAAATTCCACTTTCCAACGGAACGGCATAACTCGCAAGATAATTTAAATATACTGCAATATTATCAGAACCAACTTCAGTGCCATCAAGTTTTGGATTTAAAGGACGATAACAGACATAATTGTCTGTCTCATCTTTTAAAAGCATTTCTTGTGTATATTGCGAACCAATGGCTGAAGAAACATTTTTAAAAAATTCATCTATTCTTACAACTTTTGGTTTGTTTGTATTTAATAATTTTGATAAACTATTTTCTTGACAGAAAAAATACAAATAATTACTAAAATGTAGTGCAACATATGTTTCTTCTGTTGCCGATGCAGCGTTATTGACGTGGGAAGCCGCATGTATTCTAAAACGATCTGAATATCCATTTTCATATAAAAATGTTATATATGAAACACCATAAAGACTCAATCTAGAAATAAAATCTGCTTTATCTCTTACAATTAAAACACCAGAAGGAAATGTATCAAATAAACTTTCGGTTAATTCAAGTCTATGATATTCACATTCTGCATTTCGTGTAAAAATGTCTAATGTCACGCTTCCGGTACTATCTTGCAATAGAATACCTACTATTGGTGAATTAAATGGATTTGAATTTGTGCTCATAAACCAGAGTATTTAGGGGTAATCAAAGAAGACAAAGATGAAACAAGATCTATAGCAGCAATAACATTTATTTGTTTTGTTTGATTTTGAACAAATTCTTGAACAGTTGTTGTTGTTGTATTATTTTGTTGTTGAAAAAATATACTACCGTCATCCGCCATTCCTGTTGCTTCAGCTGGGCTGTTTGTTTTCTTTGTTTTATCAGATGTTGTTTGATCATATACAGAGTCAGTATATTTTATACTATTATTTGCAGTAGTATTATTTTTTATAGAAAAATAAGTATTGCCTTTATAGATAAAAGTCAAATTTGATATTGGAGATGCAGATGGATATATAAAATTTTCTCCAGTATCTACATTTGGTTTTACTGTAACAGTTTGACCAAAAGATTTTGATTTTTCAACAAGTGCTAATCCACTATTTAAATCAAAATTTCCAACATAACTATATTCCCATGGTTTACCAGAAGTTGCTCCAACATATGGCGTTAATATACTTCCAGCTGGCGTATTAAAAGTAATTCCACTTACATAATATCCTGATGAGGTACTGTATGAATTAAAAGATGTTTTTGTTTCATTATCAGAAATAAAATTAGTAGGATTGTAATCAGTAAGTTTAAATGGATTTATAGAATTATTAGAATGTAAAAATACCCATACTGAATCGGGATCATTAAAAGTTGATAATGATGCTTCTACCAAAGTTGTTTTGTCGTCAATAGTAACACTAATTTGTCTTTGATTTTTTATATTTTTATTATAAAAACTATAAAAACTACAAAGACTAATATCACCAATTTCAGTAGAATAAGTTTTTTTGGGTAAATTTGTAAAAAGTTTCATAATAAGTTATCGACCATTATATCCAAAAGTTAGATAAGATATTTCAGATTTTGATTTGATATAATTTAAAGCAGGAACAAATGTCCCGGTTTCAAATTCTGTAAAAATAAGAGACATTAGAGTATATGATGATGCTCCGTTTGGCAAAAACCTTATTACAGAATCTACATTATCATTTTTCTTTACCATAACTTGTTCTAATACACAGGGCAAAGGTTCACCAAGCCATATTTCTGATAAATTTTGAAAAGTTGAACTTTGATTTCCAGCCATAACATCAATAGTCCATAGATTTTGTGGCAAGGTTCTTTCAGGAAAAGTTGAAATTACAGGATAAGACCATTTTCTAAAAGAAGCAACAATATCTTCTACTGCTTTACTTTCTTCAGCATTATGTGGAACAAATATATAATCAAATTTATACGTTTTTCTTGCTTCACTTATCATAGACATTTCAGTAATATTTGAAAAACGTCTATAAGTAGATGTTGCAAATTGTTTTTCAGAATAAAATTGAGCTGGTTGTAATGTTCTATCAAATAAAGTATCAAAATTACCAAATCCACCCGAATTTGCTACGCCAGCCATACTCATTACGGGGCCAACTGGGCTATCGCTTTGTCCAAATTCATGTATTGCATGAAATCCAGGTTCTTTTGGTAAAGGTAATTTAATCTGCCCAAAGCTTCTATTAGCTATAGTAGAGCGCATACGATCAATATTTCTTAATGAATATGGTGCAACATAGAACATGACCCAGAGAGGTTGTTCTTGAGCATATGAACCTTTTGGATATGAATAGTATGCCATATAATATTATTTATCATTTTCATAAATATTTTTAATGGCCTATAAAACTAAATATAAACCAGTCAACAAAGGCAAATATGTGGGAGATTTTGATTCCATAAACTGTCGTTCTTTATGGGAACGAAGTGTTTGTAAATTTTGTGATATGAACGAAAACGTATTAAAATGGTCTTTTGAAGAAATGGTAGTACCATACCACAATCCAATTGATAATAAAATAAGAAATTATATACCAGATTTTACAGTTCAAATAAAGATTAATGGTAAACTTGAAACATGGATGATTGAAGTAAAACCAAAGAAACAAACCCTTTTGAAAGAAAATGCATCAAAAAAAGAACGAATTACATGGGCAGTGAATAGCGCTAAATGGAAAGCAGCCCAAGCATATTGCGAAAAGTACAATATGATATTTAAAATTTTAACAGAAAAAGAGCTATTTGCTAATGCTTGATAACACAATAAACAGTTTAAAAAATTATTTTTCACAACATAAGGGAGTACAAAGACCAAATAGGTATTCTATGTCTTTTGTAAACGTTCCCAATTCAGCATTTAAAGATACCGAATATGTTGTTGATGAATTTCAATTAAATAAAAGAGCTATTGATACTGTATCTGATAATTTAAATGGATATGGTATTGGAAGATTGGTTCCAAGAAGACAAAGATTTGAACAAGGATTTGGAGTGACATTTCCAGTAACTGGAGATAATAGAATTATGTTGTTTATGAACGATTGGTTTAATTTAATTTATAGTGGAGGTTATTCTGTAGGGTCTTATAATACTCCATTTAAATTAAATTATTACGATAATGTTGTAAAAAATTGCCAAGTAATATTAAAATTATTAGATTTAAATGGAAATGTTGCATCTAAATTTACTTTTTATGAAGTTATGCCTGTTGAAACACTTCCAATAAAACCAAACAGCATTGCACCAGATCCTTATATGCGGTATAGTGTTGTTTTTAATTATAGAGATTTTAGACATGAAAAAGGTTAATATATGAATTTGATTGAAGAACTAAAAACATATTTTCCAAAATATGAAACTGTTTTGCCAGTAAGTAAAATAAAAGTTTCTTTTTCCCCATTTAAGGTAAAAGACGCAAAAAATTTAGCAATTATTTTGCAAGAAAATAATAAAAAATTCGCACTAAATGCCTTGTATGAAATATTAAAAAATAATTGTGAAGGAGTTGACCCAAAACAACTTCTTATGGCAGATGCCGAGTATCTGTTTTTGCAAATTAGATCAAAAAGTATTGATGAAATTATTTCTATCATATATGAAAATAACAAATATAAATTAAACATAAATGAAATTAAATGTGTAAATATTCAACAAAATAAAGTATTAAACATAAACAGCAGCATAATTATTGAACTAGAATCACCTACTTTAAAAGATTTAATGAATTTAGATTCTTTTGAAAAAAATGATTTTCAACAATCTTGCATTAAAAAAATTATTGTAAAAAATGAAATATATGATTTTAAAAAATATATTCCAGATGAAATAAAAGAAATAATGAATAATTTACCAATTTCTGTATTATCGGAATTGGATAAATTTATTCAAGCGCAGCCCAAACTTACTACTTCAATAACATTAAATGATGGTTCAGAAAAGGAGGTAAGTGGGTTATTAGATTTTTTTATCTTTCGGTAAGATACTTTGATCTTACCGATTACTATAAATCTAATTTTAAATTAGTAAATTCTTTTTCTTGGAACATAACCGATATTGAAAATATGATGGTATGGGAAAGAGAAATTTACATTAATTTACTTTTAGATCATATAGAAACACAAAAACAATCTCAAAATACTAATCCATTTACAATGATGTAACCTATGACAGAAGACAATACATTCAATATAGACTTTCAAGCAGAACAATCTAAATTTGATCAATATATCACTCCAAATATTAAAACGGATGATTCTCAATATAAAGTTGAGATGAATGAATTAAATCCGCCAGAACCAGAAAAAATAACTATTGATCCTAAAACTGCATCTATTCCAAATAGAGAAGTAATGTCTCCTATGTCTGGTAAAATGGATTCATATGTATTACAGACCGCTCCTATTGTTTCACAAGCTGAACAAGCTCAAGCATTAATTGCAAATGCTTCATCAAGTCAAGAAAATTTATATAAAGAAATGAATACAATTCATTCAGCATTATACGAATTAAATTCGCAAATAGGAAAAAAACAAGATTTAATTAAAAGTGATACTCCTCTTACAGAAGCAAGAGTGACAATCATGCAAAAAAACATAATGTTTTTTGATAGATTGGGAAGGTCTAGTGGCAGACCTTCTTGGGGATAAAAAAAACCCCCTTGCGGGGGCTTTTCTCAATCGTTCTCCATCTCGGAGAAGTACTTTAGAGGATCTTTTTCCTCAATGTCTTCAGACACTACAGTGTCTGCCACATCATCCTCAATGCTCTTGCTTTCAGTAAACTGAGCACGAACATCATCACCAACAGCCTTCTTGTATCGTTCAGTAAGTTCTGCGTAACTCTTGAACTGGCTCTTATCAACAAACGGCTTTAGAGGATACTGCTTCTTCCAAAGTTCCTCTAGCTTCTTGTCATCTCCACCAAAAAGGGGAGCAGGAGATGCAAATTCGGACCGATCATAATTAACGTAACCTCCGACATTACGAATCTTGATCTTGAAGTCTGCGCCAGTCCAGAAGTTAAACGGGTCAACTGCAACCTCGTCCTGATACTCAGGATGAGCGAGGCTCTGGATCTTCTGAAAGATCTTTGTACCGTACTGATAAAGGAAAACCTTTCCCTTATTCTCTGGGTTAGCAGGATCTTCAATTACAAGAATATTGGAAATGTAAGCCAACTTACGCTTACGATTACGTGCAATGTTCTTGTCATCTTCAATACCGCTATTCCAAAGTTCCGTGTTACCCTGACAACACGGGCACTTTTCACCAATTGTAGTTGGGCAGTTTTCAAACAACCAACCACCCTTGCCCTTGAAGGCATGGCTGTATAGTGACACAAAGGGAGTATCTTCACCCTGAATTTCAGGCAGGAAGCGGATTACAGCATATCCATTGCCCGACTTATCAATACCGGGCTTCCAAATACGTTCGTCCTTGTAACTCTCCTTAGAGGTGAGCTTATCCATACGCTCGGTTAGAGATGCGACTGAGTTCTTACTCTTTTTCTTAAAATCTGCAAAGTTTGACATAGTCTATTCCCGAGGACCTACCTCGGCCTTTCTATTCTAATTATAGCCCAAGTAGATGGTTAGTCAATTGGGAGTTTCTTGGTTTTTATCTTTGTTTTAATCAAATGAAGATTTTTTGCTTCATTTTCAATTTTTTCAATTAAAGGTTTTGTTAGCAATTTTCCAGCTGCAGAGGGATCTAAATTTAATTCCTCTGCCAACTCAAGAACACAATCCATAAAAGACAGATGTGTTAATTTTACTCTATCTAAAACCTTTGAAGAAAATTTTTCTTTGGCTGCTTCGTCTATGTACATATAATCAGTATACCACCATATTCATAATATCCAATAATTTAATACACCTAAATATTCTAGAACTATTTAGAGGATACCATGGCCGTAGACAACGATACAAACATTGTTATTGAAACTTCTGGTTTAACCGCTGCTGTTGCTACTGATGTAGCGCGCTTTGGTGGTATAACCGCCCATTTCCAAATGATGAAGCTTGCATATGGTGCCACTGGAACCGCTACGGTAGTAACCAGTAGCTCTCCACTGCCTGTATCTGTTGCAGGAGGCATGACTGCCACCATCTCTGGATTTACAGGTACCATTTATGTACAAGGTCCAGCTGGAGGCCCTGTAGTAGTAAGTGGAACTGTAAACGCAATTGGTTTAAGCGGATCACCCGTATATGTGTCTACTCAATCTGGTACACGGGTTGAAGTTACCGGTGGGCGTCCAATTGCTAAATCAACAGACTCGGTATCTGTATGGGGCCCAAGTGGTTTAACTTATGTTTATGCAAACCTTGTAGATTCTAGTGGTGCTGGACTTGGAATATCTGGAGATGCACTTAAGGTAAGTGTAGTTGGTGCAGCAATTAATGCAACAGTCGGAGCCACTTTATCTGTACAAGGTTTCTCTGGCGGATATGCTTTAAACATCAATGATACAACTATCATGACAGGTATGACTGCAATCTATGGCCAAGTAGTTGGTCTAAGATCAGATTTAAATGCCCTCGGTGTTGGCCGTCCATCTGTATTCAAGACTGGAAAACTATCTGTGACATCTGCTTCGGTTGGTCAAATGGATTCTGCTGGGTATACTACAACTGCTGCAATTACTATTAAAGCACTTTCAACTAATACAGATTTTGTATATCTTGGAAATACATCTGCTCTAGTAGGTTCATCTTTTGGATTTGCTCTTGATCCGGGCGAAACTGTTTCTTTAAACGTAATTAATACAAATAAAGTTTACGCAATTTCAAATACTGGAACTCAAATTCTAACATATATGGCTTCATAATATGTCTTTTGCTTTAAATGCTGTAAAATCCTTTACTAACTACGGTATTGATATTTCTGGATCAACCACAGACCCAGCATTAACAAAAGGATTTTTCTTAAGCAATCCAAATATTTCAATTGTTGGAAATTCTTGTTACATTGATTATTCAAATACTTCTAATATTTCTGATTTAACTTATTTGCAAAGACTCTTTAATAGTGCTCCCACTGGTACAACATATGCATTATCATATGGGGACTATTATGATGAATATAAAAATTTAAGAACAGATATTTCGGGAGTATTTTCTAAATTAAATTTTACAAATGATAATAAATTAATAATAGGATCTATTGTATCAGGCTTTACTTATACAACAAATTATTCATATTATGATAGAAACAATTTTATAAACCCCCCTCAATATAGTACAAATTATAGTGGCCCAACTGGTATAAATTTTATAACAAACAATATTACAAGCAATCCATCAAAGTCTTTTATTAATTCTGGTATAATAGGAAGTTCTTTTGGGCAAGAAGAATATATTGAATTAAGTGGAACGACTTTAAATTCTGGTAAACTGCGCATTAATTCTGCAATTCAACTTAAAGATAATAAAGAATTATTATACATTAACAATACACTGACATCTGAAAATCTTGGTGCAACAGCTACAACTTCTACTTTTTATATTCGTGGAAATGCAAACCCTGATATTTTAAATAAAAGCAGAAAATTATTAGGTTGCTATACAGTTTATGATAACAATGGAAATCAAATTAATTGTTTTGAAAATCAAAATCAACTTCAAGGATTTTTAAGAGCTCAGAATACACCATCTGGATATTCTGCATATTGGGTACCTTGTATAGATTGCTCAAGATTGACAGATACTGCTTTAAATGCTGCAACTGCTGATAAAACTTTATTGTTTGATGCTAACGTATTTTTTTATATATCAGAACAACCTTTAGCTACACTTAATGATTCCTTAGATGTAATAATCACATATGTGTACAGTTTATTTTCAAATGCAGCAGGAAATTCAAATCTTCAAGTTACTAGTGCAATAACATTTACAATTAATAATGGTTTTAAAATAGATTTAAGCCATCCAAGTTTAAAGGGATTTGATGTAAATGTTTATATAGATTCTGATTATGCAATCCCAATGACACAATACATTTATAAATTAGGTGTAGTAGGATACGATCAAGCAAGTTTAATTTATCAAAAAACAACGATTAGTCCAAAAATAATATATCTTCAATTTGTTGGGCCAACTACAATAAACGTGCAAATTACAGTAATATAAAAAAACCCCATCGTATGATGGGGTTTTTTATTGATCGTTAAATTAAATTTAACGAGATCGGTTACGGACTACACGGTAGTACGAACGACCATTCTTTGTCTCACGAACTACGGTGTAGTTCATGTCAAAACGATCAAAGGCCTCACGAAGGTCGTGCATCGTTGCGCGCATATTGGTAACGCGGAAACGCTTGCGAGCCTCACCAGCGGTCAAGGTAGCACCGCTGCGCATAAAATCAAACACTCTCTGAATTTTGGTCGGACGATCAACAGTAGTAATTTCCATAAAACTTTCCTTTCTTAAGAAGTTGATATAATATACATCTTATACCTTGACTGTCAAGCAATTCCCTAAATAATACTGACTGAAGGAGGCCCTATGGGACAGAGCAATCGTCAGTTCGTAAAATT